TGTAATGACAAAAAAACTGGCCCTAAGGCCAGTTTTTTATATAAAAAGTTAGATTAAGATCCTACGTTTTCCTCAACCCAGTGATCACAACGGTAAGTCATTGATAATTCAGCTGCATCGGCGGTTTCATAGTTCAATTCATCCACAAAATCAGGTTGACCTGTTGGGAATACATCTTTACAAGTAATCTTTCTGAAAATATCACCTGCTCTGTTGTATTGTACAATGATCATACTTCCAACATAGTCTTTCTTTAATCCCATTTCCCCAGTCAATGGATCATAGATTAATTTATACCAATTACGGAAGGTATTGTAAATGTAGTTTTCATTTGCTTCATTCAAGTTAAGAGTGAAGTTCAGTGTCAAGTCTAGGAAAGTCTGTCCTGGCATACTTGCAAATGAACGGTCAGCAAATTTGTATTTCTGTCCGATTGCATCTACACTTGGATTAAGGTTATTCAAACCTCCAATAGTCTTAACATGCTCTAAGATCAAACCTGTATCATCGCCTAGTGGACTAAAGACAGTAACCTCAAACAAGTTAGGTTGAATTGGTTCATATCTTTGACTGCTAGCCCTTGATTGCGTATAATGTGGTAATGGCATAACTTATCTTATTTTTTTATTTATTCTCTTTTCTTTTTTTATTGGAAGTTTCCTGTGCTAATTGCCCCAGTTCTTAAGATTGTAGTTCTTTGTACAAGAACTTCCATACCTCTTACTGGTTCAATATAAGTATCAAGAATACCAACATTCTGATCAATAACTTCAGGTGTATTATTGGTTTCATCCATAATATTTCTAAAGTCATATACTCCATCGTCGTTTTGTACAGTTGATAAGAAGTTATCAGCAAGTGTCTTAATTTCCAATCTCGTTTGAGCAGTATTGAACTCGAACAAGTAGTTTTTAAGAATTGCCTCAATTCCATCTTGGATGTAAATAACAACCTCTCTAACATTAATTGAGCTTAATGCAGATTTTGGAGTTTGTTGAGCAGTTTTGTTTGCAAAGATAGTTGGACCAGTTCCGCTTTGGAATACAATTGGATTTAATCCAAATGGTTCTAAGTATTCTCTATCTTCTTTATCCAAGTTAAGTTCTAATCCTACAACTCCAGTTCCTCCAACAACGCCTCGGCGAACTCCTGCAACTAATGACCATGGTAAAGCATTTTCATATTTTGCAATAAAGTTATTAGAAACATAAGCGGCAGGTGGAACATTAATATTCTTACCAAGATCTCTTACAGTAATGAAAGGATAATAGAATGCCCCCCAGCTACCACCTTGTGTTGATGATGGTAATGAGTATCTAACAGTAGGATTCTTAGTAAGATCACCGCCAGTAGAAATCAATCTAGATGAAAGGCTTCCAGTTGCATCTAAGAAAGAAGGATCAGTGCTATTTTTAAAGTCCTTAGCAGAAGGTGCATTAATTATAGCGAATGCATTTTTTCTATCGTTACACAACTGAGTGTAAATTGCCTTAGATCCACTTTCAATTCCGTTTCCGAATGTATCAACTATGTAGCGGAAGTTAATCGTTTCTCTATCAGTAAGTGCCTTATATAAATTGGTACCACTTAATGTACCACTTAATATTGCGTTTTGTCTATCATTAGATCCATCAGGTACATGCTTAGTTACATCTAATTGGGAACCATCTAAGGTAAAGATGTTTAAGTAATCAACCCATCTATCGATTGGGTAATACAATTCAACTTTCTTAACACCACTTACAGTAGTTACAGAAATCTCAGATTGACAAGTTACGAGTAATGCGGTAGTTCCTGCAGGAATAGTAGGATATTCATTAATTGTTAATCCTCCTACTACTTCATTAATTCTAGTTAACCTAGAATGAGGAACCGCGATAGAACCTTCAAAATGTAATAAGTAATTTCCTACAACCAAATCAGCAGCTTCTGGTGAAGTTGATGAAATAAGTACCTGGTTAGGTTTAAGAGCAGGTTCGCTAGCAGCGTCAGCTATAATATCAATAGTAAGGTTTAATGCTCCCTTAAGAGTTTGGACTCCTAAAGTATTTGCAGCAAGTGCAGTACCATCAGAATCTAAGAATACACCTGTACCATCTAAATCAAACTGAGCTCTTGGGGTTAAGTTTACAAATCCATCTTCTTCATACGCAGTAACAGTAGCAACCGGTAAGTAGTAATCCGGATCTGAAATAGCGATTTTATCAACGGCTGTAGTAGGAACACCTGTATGAATGTATCCGTATTCAGCAGCATTAAATACCAAGAACGAAGTATATTGTGTACCTCCTACTTCATATACAGCTTCATCCCCATCAGTAAGAGTGCCGTTAGAAAATGCAGTGTACATTGCAGATCCATAAGAACCTACAATACCTGTATTAGTATTAGGATACTCTTGAACAGTAAAGTTAAAGTCAGATTCGTTAATGTAAGTATATACTGTACCCGGTGCCGTTGGGAAGTCTCCAGTTGTAGTAGAACCTACACCTGATAATACTAAGGTAACAACATTAGTTGTAATATTAACAGATAATACTGGGATATATTCTCCACTTACAGCACCTAAGATATAGCTACCTACAGCAGAAGAATCATTTGCCGTCATTGAAGCAAATGCATCATACATATCTTCCCCAGAAGATCCAGTCAATTGAATTTGAATATTACCATCAGTTACAGTAGAAACCGAAATACTTCCAGATGAAAGAGTTGCGGTATTTACTACCTGTGCATTTCTTGCATATGAAAGGTCAGATACAATAGGTGCGCCGTATGATAAGAAATTAACATCATCCTGAATACTAGTTGCCTGAGTATATTCAAGGTTATGTCCAATTAAATCAATACCGCCTGCAACACCGTCAATTAAGAAGTCTCCACTGAATAGGTCTTCATTAACAGTACAGAATAAACCTGTAGTGGCAGTATCTGCGTTAATGAGTTTTTCAACGAAAAGATTATTTCCAATCAAATCAACAAAATCAGGAATTAAACATGCAGTATAAGTTGCAATTAAGTTAACTTCTGATTCGTTGAAGAATTCAGTTAATTTAGTATCAGTAGCATCAGATGTAAATACCTTTCTTTGAATACCTTTAGTTGGATCAAAGTAAGTTTGGAATGTTGGGTCAGCTTCAAATCTTTCATAAGGTGTAGCAGAACTGAAGTCTCCACCGAAGTCTCCACCAATGACGAATATATCAACCATGAAGTCTGAAATTAAACTATCCTTATCTAAGAAGCCCGGTACATTAGCTGCACCATACCATTCTTCAACAGTTACATTAAATGCGGCTACATTTGCGTTTGCAGCTTTCTTAACAATAACTGAAATTGGATTTTGTCCTAAATTAACAAAATCTAATAAATCATTAGTTGAAGTAGAACTTAAAGTTGTTCTGTTTGCTCCAACGTTATCTAAAAATGCATCGCTATCAGGATAAAAGAATTTATCTCTGTTATAAAACTTTTGATATTCGCCTGATGCTCCTGCGTTAATCTGTGCCTCTGGTGTAGAAGCTGTACCAAACTTAATGTAATCAACATTATCGTCTGAGTCTAAAGCCAGAAGATTGAGTGCCAAAATAGGACCTCTTTCTAATGCTGATAAACAGCTTCTGTGGAAAAATGAATCCTTTCTTTCCAAATTTCTATCAATATCACCAAACACTTGTTTAAAGAATGCTGTATCTGGGACAAAGACCGGAGTATTGAAAGGTCCTTTTTTCGAGAAACCTACGATTAATCTCGTCTGGTTGGCAGGAATACTTACAACTTGACTCTTATCGAATTCAAAACGATAAGTACCTGCAGCTTTAAGAGAAGCGATTTTCGGATCTAGTGCCATCTTATATTATTTTTTTTATTTGCTTTTTTTATATATCCACAACATAGATACTTTTTATACCAGATCATAGATATCATAATTAAGGTTACCACCCTTTGAATCTTTTTCTAGAATTTCATCAATCTTATTTTGAATGTATTCATCAATCACATCATAAATCTCTTCTGCAAAATCAGAAAAGTCTAACGTAAAGAAGAATTCTGAGCTATTTATACATGTCATTATAAGATCATCATTACCTAATTGACCTGCATAAGATCCATTTGGCATCTTTCCAAATGTTGAGGCTTCATAAACAGTTTTCTTATCCTTAATGATTATTCTATTCTGTGTAATGTACTTCTTAAAGTTTTGGCAAAATATAGGTTTGTTGTCTTTTTTAACCTTAAGACCAAATTGCTTTGTTCTTGCATCGATACGATGCTTAAACTTAACAACCATTTCCTCATCAAAATCATTTCTCTGTGGAAAGACAGTTTCTAATCTCTTAATAACCTCACCACCGAACATATTCCATTCAATAATCATTTTAACATTTTCTGAATAGAACATGTCAAATGCAAGAATGTAAATTGCTTTTGCAAATTCTTCAATAGTGTGTTCATTACTTCTAAACCTTCCTACTTGTCTAAGTCTAAAAAAGTCAACAAAACTTCCAGGTGATGTAACTTTACCCCAATCCTTTTCATCCATCATCTCAACCTTAAAGATGTTTACAATTGAATAATCTCCACCATTACCTTCAGCTATATCAATTGAAAACAAAAAATAATTGGTATCTTCTTCCACTTCTTCCAAATCAAAATCAGGATCCCAAAGTAAACCATCGTAGGCTACATCCTCTTCTTCAAACGCAGGTAACTCACGATGAACAAACTCTTTTTGGTTATTCTGTAATTTTTTTAGGCTATCCGCGCCTAATAAGAGGGATGAACTTGCAATAAACTGATTACCGTATTGTCTATTAAACGCTTCTTCACTTCCTAAGTTTGCAACTTCTTGGCGCATCCATTTTTCATCTCTTCCTGGGACATCCCACCAATCTACCCGGAATGGAGTATATTCACTTAACCCAGATTCGGCAGCAGAGTAAATATCATAAAACTTATTAAACCCATTAGGTGTACTTGTAATAATAACTTTTGAGTTTGAAGAAGCGGATACCGTTGGATACACGTTTTCATAAAATGTTTCTACGAAATTTTGAGGAATGTGAGCAAACTCATCCATGAACAGTAAATGAATGGTAAAACCAATCGCAGCCTTTTTAGTTGTAGTTTGACCAATGATACGACAACCATTATCAAACTTAGAATTAAATACATCCCATTTTAAAACACCTGGCTTCAAAAAGAAAGGTAAATGTTCAAGGATAGTTTTACCCTTATCAATAATCTCTCTGGTAGTTGCACCCTTATTTGAAAGTACTAATGAATTTTTATCAAAGTTAAATAATGAATACCATGCAATAAAAATTGAAGAGCATATTGTTTTTCCAACCTGTCTACTTGCTAAACATACATTAAATCTCTCTGCCTGAAACTGTCTTAGCATATCTTCTTGATATGCTCTAAGCTCAATGGTCTGCAGACCATGATCTGTCATAACAGTACAGTATGTATTTGCAAAATATACAATGTCAGTTGCGCATTTCTTTATCTCCCTAATTTCATGAGGAGTATAATTAAAAACAATATTACCTTTTCTTAGATTAGGATTACCTTCATAAAAAGGCGTTGCCTTAGGTTTATATCCTTCTTCTAATGCAAGCATGAGTTGTTCAACCTTTTCACTTGTCCATGAAGTGGATTGTTCAGCTTTACCTATACTAAATTCAAATCCTGCGCTAGGTGCCTGTGGTCTCTGTGCCATTTTCTTGTATGACGGCAAGAATATGATTTTCATGAAGGATTTCTAACTCTTCATCACCAAAAGTGTACATCGTACCCTTACCTAATGTTTTTATTATTGTATCACCTTCTTTTACATCTACATCTTCAGGCGCAGTAATTACAATAGCTTTACGGTTATACTTTTCCTCAGGTATAATTATTCCACCAGGGGTAACCGTTTCTTGTGGTAGTTCTTTTACAAGAACATACTTATTCTTCATCTTCATTGCTATCGACATCTTTAATATCTTCTTCGTTAATAGTATCCTGTAATGCTCTCATTAAATCTTTTGTACCTCTGGATTTAATTCCACCATTTAAC